ATATCCTTACCGTTTGCCATATTTCTAAATTCAAATCACTAAACTGATAATGCGGCGTTTCGGTCGGGTGTACTGGTGCATTTAATCCCAATTCTTTATATTTCCTATGGTAAATTTCCGTTGTAAGTCCCAACCGCTTTATTTCCTCGTTTTGCACTTTCTCGTAATCCGTGCAGTAAATAAAACTTCCCCAATATCCGGCGTATATTTCCGCCCCGTCCTTTAATATCCTTACTCTGTCGGGACCGTTGAAAACTGATGCTAAATCTGCAATTTTCATGTTTCGCCCCCTATCTTGTGGCCTCTACAATGGCGTTAAATAATTCCGGGGTTCTTTCCCCGTTGTCCAGGCGTTCTTTTAACGGTTTCAATACCGGGAATATGATTTTACCCATATATCCGCTTGGGTCATAACGCCCCAACATTTCATTCACGGCGTTTTCTGCTGCCGCCCAATCTCTCTTGTTTTCCTGGGCGTTGCCGATATAAAGCCCCTCGGCGTTTTCTTTCAAATAATCCGCCGTTTCCTTTACTGCTGCATCAAATACAAAACCCGGTAAAATGGTAACTGTAAAAAGATGTTCAATAATGTTTTCCGCTAATTTTTCCGGCGTTACATTATCGCTTTCCTCTACTGCTGCCGCCTGGGCTTCCTTTACTGCTGCACTCGGTACGCTTTCAACTGCTGCCGTTTCTTCAACTGCTGCATCCGTCTTTTCCTCTTCCGGGGCGTTCATTCCCTCAAATCCTTTTGTTTCTTCCATGTTTCGTTCCTCGCTTTCTGCTTCCGCGTTTAATATGCTTTTCTTTATCTCTTCCGCTATTGCGGTAAAAACCGTTGTTGTAACGGCATTTCCAAATTGTTTATATGCCTGGCTATCGGAAACCACTTGTTCCCAACGGTCCATTGGAAACGCTTGTAAAATCCCGTATTCTTTCGGGGTAAGTTTCCGCACCCGTAGCCTTTTTGTATCAAATATTTTCACTTGCCTTTGTCCCCCCGGATGTAGTAAGGGTTGGTGCTATGCCGTCCACGGAATACACCCGGCGACATTGGTCGTGTCCCTTTATATCCAGGCGGCCCACCAATTCACAACCCGTTTCCTTTTCAATGCTCATGTTTATTGTTCCTTTCGCTCTTCTATCACAACCGCCATTCCGTCACGCCCCGAAATTCCTTTATAATCCCTTGCGTTAAGACACGGCGAAACATCTATTTCCTTTATTACATTTTTCCCGTTTTTATTAACCAATACCGTCAACGGCAATTCTATTTCTAATCCTCTATCGTGATTATTTTTATGCCCTCGCCCTTGTTGGTTGTTAATGTCGGTGCTATCCCCTCCGCAAAATAAACACTTCCGTTCATTCCGTGGCCGCACGGGTTCGTGTTTGCAACATTCGTTACCTTTGGTTGCTCTCCCCCCCTTGGATTGATAATAATGTGTTGGTAATTGTGCTTTCTCGTTGTGCTTCCGCCCCCCCGACTCTTAATGTCTTACCCACGCCGTCCGGGTGTAAAAGTCCCGTTTCTGCTGCCAAATCTGCAACCACGCTTTCTTCCGTTTGTTCATCTTCCAAAATGATAACGCCGTGTAAATCCTGGGCGGTTAGTGTAAACATTGGCTCTTCCTCTGCCTTTGCCCGTGGTCCATTTTGCCGCTTGTTCACACGGTCCGGCGTAATGCAAGCATGAACCGTTCCCAATGCTTCCAATTTCTCCAACGCCTGGGCTATAATCGTTTGTGCCTTTTCGTCCGGCAAATAGTATTTTTCCGAAACATTTTTTTCAATTTGACTTGAAAGTTTCGGTACAAATTCGTGTTGCTCCACCGGGAAAGAAAAATGCAAACCCAACTTGTCCCGTGTCCCAACCACGGCGTAACGCTCTCTATTTTGTGAAACGCCCCAATATTTGCTATTGAACATCTGTATATGTGCGGTGTAGCCGTGGCGTTCATACTCAATGTTAAGAACGGGCAAATATGGGCGTAACCCTCGCACATTCTCGGCAATGATAACGGCCGGCATATCGTCCGGGTTGTTTCGTTCCGTTTCTTCTAATAACCGCATAATTTCAAAAAACATTCCGCTGCGGCTTGCGGCTTTAAAATTGTTTCCGCTGCAATTAGGGCATATTGTTTCGTTTCCGTATTCTTCCGGGTTTATCTCTAATTCCTGGCCGCAATCCTCACATTTTAAAATCATTCCTCTTTGTTTTCCGGCAACGCTCAAATCCTGGCAAGGAAAGCCAAACGCCCACACGTCCGCTTTTGGTACATCTTTATAGGTCATTTCCCTTATGTCTTGCCGCTTTACATGGTCCCCCACATTCCGGCGGTATGTTTCCACGGCGTATTTATCAAAATCCCACGCCCCGGCTATCTCATACCCGGCATTTTGGAATGCAACGCCCATTCCGCCGCAACCACAAAAGAAATCGTTTACTTTTAATTTCCGCATCTTATGCCCCCTCTCTGAAAAATTGCATTGTATCAAATGAAATCAGTGCAGAATATTCTATTTTGTAACCCGTTATTTTGTCCCCTCTCATTTGTGGGGCGGTTGTTGCCTGGTACTGAACTTTCACATTTTCAAAAATTTTGGCATCTTCTATTTCATCCAACTTTTTATTTATCTTTTCTTCCAATGCTGCCGGGTCTGTATCTCTGACAATAAATACTTGCATACCGTGTTCCCTCTCTTCCTACTGCTGCACTATTTCTTCCGTGCGTTTCACTTTGATAACGGAAACTTTCGGCGTAAAGCAATTTGTAATAAATCCGCTTCCCTCTGCAATCTTTTGTTCCAGGGCTTCCGCAAATAACTTTGCGTTGTGTTCCGCTGAAAAGGTCCCGGCGGTGTATTCTTCAATTCGCCCCGTGGTTTCCCGTTCTTCCTCTCCGTCAAGGTCATAACTTACAAACGGGATTTCTTGCGTTACTTTTACTTTGTAAAATGTTCCTTGTTCCATGTTGTGTTCCCCCTCGCTTTCTTCCTACTGCTGCCCTATGGCGTTTATAATGTCCTTTGTGCCACATCTGCCCGGTATGGCGTGCCGCCGCGCTTTAATTCCTGGTATATGGTTGCTCGGTGTACTCCTACCGCTTCCGCTATTGCAACCACTCTTTCCCCGGCTTGCATCATGCTTTCTATGCGTTGCCTATCCTGGAAATTCAACCGCTTTCCGCCCTTTTTCATGCTCTTTTCTCCTTTCTTTTCTCTGCAAACAAAAAGAGTGCCACAAGAGAATTATTCTCTTGCAACACTCTTTGATTTTTATATATTCCAATAAAAAATCAAATGCGGCTTGAGTTATTAACTCTTGTCGCATTTGATTTTACAACTTAGCTTTATATTTTGTCAATAGTTTTGCGACAAATATTTTAAAAAATTTTTTATGCTAATTTCTGCAATTCTTCATTGAATAATTGGGCGGCGGTTCTGTATTCAAAAATTCCCCGTGGATAATTGTTAATCCAGGTTTCTATATACTCAATGTCCCTATCTTGCTTTTCGTCAAAGTTTTCTCCCTTTGGTATGTGGCGGCGGATTAAGCGGTTGTTGTTCTCGTTTGTTCCACGCTCCCAACTGCTATATGGGTGGCAATAAAATAAATATGTTCTTTTCTCCCCTTTGTGTACGGCGGAACGCTCCATGCCCTCATAGTCCGAAAATTCAACCCCATTATCAACCGTTATGCTCTGAAATACTATTTTGAACATATCGCCCCATTTTCTTTCCAGGCGGTCCAGGGCATCCACTACGCTTTCCGCTTTTTGGTCTTTCAGTTTAAATATAATCTCATTCCTTGTTTTTCGCTCCGTTAATACAAGCATACATGATTTTGTAACGCCTTGTTTGCCTTTTACGGTATCCATTTCCCAATGGCCGAAGTTTTCCCGGCTCTCTATCTCTTCCGGGCGTTTCTCTATGCTTGGGCCGGCTTGCGCCCTCTTTTGCACGCTCACTTTCTTATTGTGTTTCTTCTTTTTGCCTTTTACGGGTAGACTCTTATTTGTCAGTTTTAAAAATATACCCTTATCAATGTATCTGTAAAGTGTCCTTACGCTGATTGTGATTGTAAAATCTATTCCGCTTTGTGCTACTGCTGCCAATGCTGCTTCCGGGCTATACTTTTCTTCTATAATCTTGTTTTCTATAAAATCCGCTAATGCGTGGTCGTTTCCAATTTTAAGATTGCGCCCTTTACCCTGGGCGTTCCAATCGTGGTTTTGTTGTCCTAAATCACTACTATATTTTACCCCGTTTCATTTCCCGGTAAATCGTGCTTCTATGCACGCCCAAATAATCCGCAACCTCTGTTACCTTATGTCCGGCGTTTAATAGTGTTTCCATTTTTATTCTATCGTTTCTTTCCAGGTGCTTAAAATTCTTTCCCATAAAAATACCCCCGTAAACGGAAATAGGCGTGGAAATCTCCACGCCGCCTTTCCTCATTTTTTATTTTTGCTTTATCTCTTCCCGGTAAGTGATTTCAATGGTAATCGCAAATTCCTTTTCTAACTCGTCCAATTCGTACCTATCTTGTGCGGCCAAATAACGCAATACTTTATAATCTCCGCCGGAAACCTCGGCGTAGATGCTTTGTATATTCCCTTTATCAATCAGTTTTTTAACCTTTGAAACGGCGTTTTGCTTTATGCTTCCTATGTTGGTATCAAGCACAAAAACGGCAATTTCCGCACCCCCCGAAAATTTTAGGGTTGCTTTTTTATTCAATGCGTACTTAAATATTTTTTCGTTTTCCCGTTGGTCCTCAATCAATTCTTTTTTGGTTAATTTGTAATCCTCGTTTTTCTCCACAAGGTCCATTATCTCTTTCAACTGCTCCGGCGTGCTTTCGATAATATGGCGTTGTGTCTTTATAATGCCCTTTGGTGCTTCCTGGGTAACTGCTGCCGCCTTTGGCTTTTCAATTTCCGCCTTTGGTGCTACTGCTGCCACCTGGTCTTTTTTGCTGAACAAATTAGAAAATAATCCCATGTTGTGTTCCCTCGCTTTCTTTTTATGCTTCCCGGTTCATCCGTTCTTCTATTGCCTGGTTGATGTATTCGCTCACGCTCTGGCCCGCTGCTTTGGCGGCGGTCTTTATCGTTGCTTTCCGGCCTTTTGGCGTGACAATCTCCACCCGGTCATAGTTCGCCTTGTTAAACTCGTTTTGGTATTTAATTTGATTAAATTCCTCGCTTTTGGCTCTTGCCATTTTCCCACCGTCCTTTTATAATAAATTTAAACGGATTGGGCGGTTTTGGCAAGTCCGCCGCCCTTTCTGTTTCCCCTATATGCTACGCTTCAATATCTTTTTGCGTATCTTCTTTTAATTCTCTTACAAGTTCCAATGCCTTTTCGGTGTCTTTCTCTTCCAATGCCTTTTCAATCCTTGTAAGTATTCTTAAAAGTTTTCTGCTATATGCTACAAATTCTTTCATATCTTCCATTGCTTTCTCCTTTCTACGCTTGCCCGTTACTCGTTAAGTTTTTGTTACTTCCTTAACTGTCTTTATTATATAGCATATTCCGTAATATGTCAATACATATTCCGTAATATTTTTAAAAATATTTTTATGCGTACAAAAAGGGCGTTCCGCAATGAAACGCCCTTTAATGTTCGTGATATATTTTCCTTGCTTTGCCGTTTGACCGTCCGGCATTTGTTACTTTGTAAGGTTTGCAGCGTTTACGGCTGCCGTTACGGTTGTTCCGATACCGATAACAATACGGTCGATCTTTACCTCGATTACATCATATTCCGA